GAAGCCGACAGCATAAACCCCTTACCAAACACTGTTTTACCGTGTTTTCGCTGTGCATCCAGCGCATTGACGGGCAGGGTATGGCGGCGGTGTATTTTCAAATTTCCGTACTGCTCCATATCGGCGGCTTTGACCACATTGTCGGGATAAACGTATTTAGGCAGTTGCTTTCCAGACGGCCTTTGCACGGCTTTTATTTTTTCCCTCAAAGTTTCCGATACCCAAATCTTCAAATCACCCGCCATATTAGTCAAAAACGCCGTCGGCACTTTCGCACCATTTTCGTAAACAATCGTATTTGCGCCAAACACTGCGGTCAGGTTTTGCATATCGGCAGCCTTCCCCGACAGACAGGTCATACGCGGTGCGAACAGAAAGAACGGAATGCCCCGCTCCTGATAAAAACAGACGATGCGGGAAATAATCGAAAATGGCGGATTGTCGATGACGACCTTGCCCATGTAGTCTTCATTTTCATAATCGCCGCCCGGATAAAACGGGCGGATGACCTCCATCCCTTCGGTAATGCCGATTTCATCTTTGACCCATTCCAGCACTGCTGTATAGATGGCAGGCGGCGTATAGCAGTCATCGGTCGTCAGCTTGGGTTTGAATTTTTCGACAAAACCTTCGTAGTCTTCAAATACTTCAATTGGTTTGTTGTTCAATGGTTTAAATTCATTTTGCATTTTTAGGCAATCTCCTCGTTACCGCTTTTGAATACCGATTCAAACATCATTTCCTCCTGTTTCTTTCAGACGGCCTGTTTACCCTTACCATTCATACTCCCGCGAGCCAAAGCCTCAGCCTTCATCTCCGAAAAAGTCTTCTGCCTCGCCACATAAACCATCACATGCGGCTCCTCATCCTCACTCACATACCGCTTGCGCCCCGAAACCGAAACAATGCGGCAGTCGTCGTGGTACGCAATACCGTTCAACGCATCCAAAACCAGCTTTTCCACGTTGTCTATATCTGGCTTGGAAACAGGGTACAGGTCGCCCGCATAGGCCGCCTCCCTATCCGCCTTCCTCCAGCTTTTCGGCACGGGGAAATACGCCGTAACCAAAACCTCCAACGGCACTTCCTTATCGGGCTTCAGCCATTGCAGTGCGGCGGCGGCCTTCATCGCGGCCTCCCTGACCGCCTTCTCATATTCCCGCGTCGCCTTCGGCGTATAAGCCCTGCCCGACTTGTTAAATCTAGGCCTGCCCTTTCCCTTGGGCCTACCGTTGATGCGGCACAAAAAATATTCAGCCATTCCGCCTCCCCCGTACCTCTTCCACCACAATCACAACCAACCCCAACACCAGCCCGACAACCGTCGGGCAAGTCAGATGGCCTTTAAACCCCTTAGCCGCCGCATCGCGGAAATCAGCATGGGTGCAGTGCAGGCAGGTTTCAGTATTCATAATCCGCAAACCTCTGATGATGGCCTTCCCATTTCAAATCCAGCACGCCGCGCTCGCCATCCCTGTTCTTCGCAATAATCAATTCCGCCGTCTCCTGCGGCGCGTCCGAATCGTAGTAGCCCTCACGGTACGGCATCAGAACAAGGTTCGCGTTCTGCTCGATGCCGCCGCTGCCGCGCAAATCGGCCAAGCTAGGCCGTTTGTCTGCCTGCTTTTCCGTCGCACGGTTCAACTGCGCGACCAGCACGACGTGAATCTGAAGTTCCATCGCCAGCCGCTTCAGCCGTGCCGTAATATCGTCAAGTTCGGCCACCTCGTTTACACCCTTGCGTGGCATCAGGTGCAGATGGTCTACGAACAGCACGTCCAGCCCCGATTTACGCTTCTCCACGCGGCAACGTGCCGCCAGCGTATCAATGCCCGCCATCTCCGTATCGATGGCGAATTTCCAGTTTTGCGATTTGCTCAGGTACAGCGTAAAGTTGTCCCGCTCCATCTGCGTCATCCGGAATTTTTTCAGACGGCCGTAGTCAATCCCGTATTCCGCCGCCGCACCGCGTTGCACCAACTCCACCGCCGACATTTCGTAGCTTTGGAAGCGCACGGACAGCCCGCTTTTTGCAAAATGACGCGCAATGTTTTCCGCCAGCACGGACTTACCCATTCCCGGACGCGCCCCGATAACCGTCAGATTGCCGCGTTGAAGCCCGCCTGTTGCCTCGTCCAGCCCGTTCAGGCCGGTAGGGAATCCCAACATGCCGTCTGATTCGTTGATGCGGTCAAAGTGTTTCAACGTTGCCCGAAGCGCGTCCGTGTAACTCATTTCCTCGCTTCTGCCCGCCGCCGCCGTACTGATTTTGTCCAGCAGGGCAACCGCCTCCGCCTGCCTGTCGGCTATACTCCTGCCCTCGCGTTCGGTCGCCAGCCTTTCGATTTCTTCCGCCGCAAAACGCAGTTCGCGCTCTGCCGCAAAGTCCGACACCAGCTTCGCATAACGTCCCACATTTGCCGCAGACGGCGTGTTTTGGCACAGGCCGATCAAGTAGGCCATCCCGCCCGTCTGTTCGTTCAGGCCGCGCTTCTCAAGCTCCGCATCCAGCGTAACCACGTCCACCGGCAAACCGTCCGCCGCCATCTGCATGGCCGTCTGAAAAATCAGGCGGTTCGGCAGGAAGAAAAACGCCTCGGCGGACAGGTCGGACAGCATGTCTGCCGCCGCGTTGTCAATCAGGATTGCGCCGATAACCGACTGTTCGGCCTCGCTGCTGGCCAAGATTTCCAAGTTTTCCGCAGTCATACCATCCTCCCCAGCGGGCGCAGTACGCCGCGTTTCGGATTAGGCTGCCCGTCCCCCGCACCATTGCCGCCCTGTTGCGGCTGGTTCAGTCTGCGGTGTGAAGGGTCTTTGGGCTTGGACGCAAACGCCCCCTGTGCCTTTTGGCGCGCCAGCAGCTGGAAAAACTTGTGTTCCCACATCGCCTGCGTCAAAACCTTGCCTGCCGCCTGCCAGTAGCTCGAAAATTCGGCCAACGCATCCGCTACGCGGCTGTCGGCAAGGCACGGGATTTGCGAACGGCGAAGTTTCGCGTCAAACGCGGTTTCGTCTGCAGGCTTCCAGCCGTCCGTCATCGGAAATTCGTTCAAGTCTGCCAAATCGTCAGGCGAAGCAAAGCCGCTGTTGACGTGTTCTTCGTCTTCGGCGGTTTTGTCCGCAACGGCAATCCCTACATCTCCGTCTTTGTTACTACTCAGTACTTGTTGAATATCAGTATTTAGTAGTGTCGGCTCAGCCTGATTAGGCTCAGCCTGATTAGG